TACTCCTCTAGACTTTGCGGGCACGTTTGATTTCGTCATGTTGGATATGCCAGGTGTTCATTACCATTTGATAATGTTGTCGACACAATGTCAGAAGCTCGAGCCTACTAACTAGTATTGGATTTTGATAGGTATCTTCTAGATATAACTCATCAGAGTCCCAGGCATTAAGGAACGCTATTAGCTCTGGGGTAACTTTAAACAGGCCGCTATTGTGTGTTACCTGTAGATCTGTTTGAATTTTTTCTCGTAAGATACGTTTGTTGACTTGATAGTCAGTGGCTAAACGTATTTCTTGGGTAAGGTTGTCTAAGTCGCTCATACTAGTAATTATCTAGTATAGCAACCCAGTGAGAAAAAAGCAACCGAAAAGGTTGATTAAACTGCTGCAATAGTTGGATTGCCCCAGCTAGCTGATAGATAGGTTGTTGCTGGTGGAGTGTATGTACCGTTATAGGCCATGGTCACGTTTACAGCGTCGTTTAACCCTACGTAGGTTGTAGGGATATTCCACCCAATTGTAACGGTAATTTGTAGACCGTTATCACCATTACCGCCAACGTTGGTGGTGCTTGTTTTTACGTTAAAGTTTGTATAATCACTGTTATATTCGTAACGATAATTACTTGAATAGACCTGACTTGCGAGTTGATTTGTTGTAGTTAATCCCCAATAACCAATACTATTTGTAGTACGGGTTGCGCCGTTAGTTCCTGTGTATGATGATGCGCTGTTAGTCATCACACCACCTTTAAGATTAGTGCCCAAGTTTGTCACTAAGTCGGCACTACGTAATGTACCATTATTGTTCGTAACACCTGTAATATTCCAACCAATACGTCCACCACAGTTAAAGAAATAACGTGCAGCATTGCCACTTGCCCAGGTGAACGTCATGGCTTTTGTACCTGAGAATGCCCCAGTACCGCCAGTAATATTGTAACCGGTCAAGGTAGTTGTTGCTAGTGTGCCCGTGGCTGCAGCAGTTAGTCGACTACTGTAAGAAGTATTAACCGCAGTTTGCAGAGTAGCTAGATAGGTAATAGTTGTACCTGCTGTTGGCGCACTAATACCAGACCCTGCACCACTTTGGTGTAGCCTAGCATTGTTTAATGTATTAACTAAACTTGCCCATTGCGTGGCTGTCACCGTTCCGCTGGCACTAACAGCACTAACAGCAGTTTGGCCGTACCCAGCACTACCAGAGCCCACGTTCCAAACTGTGTTAAGTTGGTTTGACCCATTGATAAGATTATTATAATCTGTAGCTTGGATTAATCCACCTGATGCGTATGTCATTTTTCTTTACCTTAACTGTTTAATTTAACTATAGCTTCAACGGTGCCTTCAGTCACTGTTGTTTTGTCTTCTAATGCGCGGCCAATTACATTGAACGCTGTCATTTCACTTCTGTCTGCAGCACGAGCTAGGCCGTTACCTGCACTTACTAAACGATCACCTTTCTTAACAGCACCAATTACACGAACTGGTACACGACCGTTAACTGCTACTGGTGGATGGGTAGCATTGGTACCTGCGCCGCCGTTTAGCAAGAAACCTGCAGCTGTACTTATAACACCAAATACTGCTTCTGACAATTCTTGTACTGCGGCTGTAATTTCTTTTAAGCCACCTAGTTCAACTACAGTACCCGGTACCATAGGAACGTCTGCTTCAAAGCGTTCTGCCAAGTCAGCATAATTGGCCTGTACTGATAAGAAATTACCTGTTACACCGTAGATAAAGTTCCAGCGCGAAGCTGATGTACCTAAACTCGATGCTGCATTAGCTGATGGTACAGCATACGCAGTAGTAACAGTTAAGTTACCGTTTACTACTGTCGCGCCAGTGATTGTAGTAGCACCGTTAACTGTTAATGAACTTAATGTGCCTCCGGTGGCTAAAATATTACCTGCGGCATTAATAAATCCGCTAGATATTGTTAGTGTACCAACTTGTGTAGTTGCGCCGTTAACTCTTAATGAATTAAATAAACCACCCTGTGCTAATACGTTGCCAGATGTATTAAGTTGTGAGAACACCGTACCCGTACCTGATGTTAAACTTAGAACATCAATGTTAACACCATAAATTGTATTGTATCTATTTGTAGCATTACCCAAATATGCCACATTGTTTGATGTTGGAATAATGTTACCACTGTGGTTTGTTATACCATTAACTGTTAGTGCATTATGTACAGCACCAGTTGATAAAACATTGCCCGATAGATTTAAGGACGTACCAGTAGTTGCACCAGCTACTGTTAGTGCATTAGCCACTGTGATTGTATTGGTACTTGCGGCAATAGTTAGTGCTGTGGTAGTAACGCCGCTTCTGTTTATATCTACACGAATATTTCTGTTTGATGTTGTTTCTGCAACAACCGCTGTACCGGAACTAGTATCAAATGTCAAGTCACCCCCAACAGTTAATCCGCCAGCTGCGCCAAATGCATAGTTGGTTGTTTGGCTAATATCGCTACGTAAGAATTGGCTAGCTGAGAAGCCGCCTAAAGTACTTGCGCCAGTTGTAGCACCTGTAAACTGTGCTCCAGCAATAGTAGTTTGACTAACTAAATTTAAACCTGGGATAATTGTACTAAAGCCAGGAATTGCTGTTTGTGGTGTAAATGTTGCGTCTTTGCTTAGAATAGCAACAATAGTATTTGATACATAAAATTTAGTTACATTGTGCGAAACTGCACCTGTGTCCAGAATACTTTCTGTTACCGGACCCGATGTACCTGATGTGCTAGTGTATGTAGGACCAATAGTAATCCAGGCACTACCGCTCCATACTTTCAATTGTGCATTAGTAGTGTCCCACCAAATATCGCCTGTTACTGAAATACCTGCGCTAGGCGAAGTTGCTTGTGTAATCGCACTTGAAATAGGTTTCCAAAGATTGTTTGCAGCATTGTAGACTTTTAAGATGTCGTTTACGTTATCATACCAAAGTTGACCTGTTAATGGTGCTGTTGGTGCTGTGCTATTACTAAAGTTTTCTAGTAATTGAACGTAGTTTTCATTTAAGAAAATACCATAACCAGCATAGTTTTTACCAATGAGCGTAAGACTAGTAGCAGTAGTATTAACTGTACCATCTGCGACTGTAGCTATCGATATCCCAGCTGTTGTAGTGACTGTATATGTCATAATTCTAACCTATTTAATATTATATTATTTATCTTAGTTTAACCGGCCAATCCTAACAATGATCCGCTGTTTTCAAAAGTAGTAATAGTTTCCCCACTTAGATAATATCCGGTACCTTTTGTTGCAACTATGGCATTAGCTGATCCACCAGCAATAGTACCATTGTTATTAATAATCAATGATGTTGCAGTAGAAACAGCATTGCCGCCTGGCCAAGCTGCGTTCCCTGTGGCACCTTGTATAGTTCCATTGTTTATCAAATAAATTCTACTACCGGTTGGAAATCCACCAATGCTAAAACTAGCAACATTAGCATTAACTGATGTTACCCACACCCCAGCGTTTACTGTAACTTTTACATTTAATGGTCTAATAGGACTACCCATTATAGTGTATAAGTTTGCATTAGTTACATTAGAAGTGATAACTGCGGTATTATGTAAGGTCTGCCAAGCATTGCCACTAAAAATAGTTACTGATTTCGTTTCTGCCCAAACATTGCCATCCCAAACATATATTGCTTTAGGAACTTTCCATTGATAGTTGTCATAAACATTGATAGTCATTTGTTAAATTTGATACCAAATATCACCCACGGTGGCTGTGCCGCTCGGTGCACTTGTACTAACAGTTTTTGCACCTTGACTATTTTGACCAGCAGTTTGTACATATCCAGATACAAACGCCTGAGTGGCCATGGTGTTTCCAGATAGTGTTATGCTGTTAACCCCAATGGCTACATTACCCACGGTAACCGCACTAGCTGTTACATTACCATTTAAGCTACCGTTAAATGTTGTAGCATATACTGCGGCAAATTTTGTAGCACTAGCACCAATGTCAATAGTTCCGTCAGCACTCGGCACTATTTTATTTTGTAGTGTTGTGATATCAACTAATGTAGTTGTTCCGCTTAAGGTTGTTGCTCCAGTAACACCTAAAGTACCTGTTACTGATAGATCATTATCTACTGTAACACTAGCATCGGCGCCGCTAATACCAATTGCCCTAGTTAGTGTACCTATATTTGAATAAAAATTTAAATTATATCCATTTAATAGACTTTGTACTGCTACCTCAGTGGTAGAAGTTATTTGATTTAATACTAATGCTGTGCTAACTACTAAATTACCCACACCTAAACTATAAGGAGTGCTTGCGGGTTGATCGGCACGTAAAAATTGATTAGATCCTACACCGTTAAGTTTCAATGCATTACTAGCATCGCCTGTAAGCTGCGCACTGGCAACGGCTGTTGGCCCTGCCAGGTTAAAACCAGGATAAATTATACTATATCCATTGATAGAAGTCTGCGGAGTAAATGCACTACTAGAACTAAAAATACCCACAACGGTATTTTCAATATACAATTTAACTACCACATGATCATTGCTACTAGAGTCTAAAATAGTTTCAACAATTGCACCACTGGTGCCGCCTGCTGAAGTAGTTGATGGCGGACCGATTAACTGCCAGCCACCGTTGTATGCATGCAGCTGATTATTAGTTGTATCAAACCATAGATCACCTAAACTCGACACCGCACCTAATGGTTCAACGTCTTGCGCCAACGAGCTACTAATTGGTTTCCATTTATTAAGACCAGTATTCCACACTTTTAAAGTGTTAACACTAGTGTCATACCATATTTGACCTGTTAGTTTCTGACTTGGTGCTGTATTTGCGGAGAAATTTTCTAATAAGTGAATAAAGTTTTCGTTAAGAAACGCACCATACCCAGCATAATCTCTACCTATGAGAGTTAATGCTGTACTTGTAGTATTAATCGTTGCGTCTTGTACAGTTGCTACCGGAGCACCTGAAGTAGTTGTTATTGAATATGGCATTCTTTTACCTTATGTTATTCTGCATACTGGAACCAAAAGTCGCCGTTGTTGCTTCCAATATCATTTACACCTGGGTTAGGTGCTGCATTACTTACAAATTTAGCACTACCGCCCCACCATGTAGTTGCTGTTTTAGCAAATTGTGTTGTGGCAATTAAAGTGTTTCCAGTTGTGTTATATGTTTGACCTTGTGTTGAGGCCGTTGCACCATTATTTAACACCACACCACTTGATGCGGCTGTTAAAACGGTTGTACCGTCAATGACAATATTAGCACTACCTGTGCCACTATCGTTTACCCATATATGGGTGTTATTTTGATAAATCTTATAGCTAAAGAAGCCAGAATTATTAACAACGAATGCAGTTGTAGCAACCATACTGTTAGCTGTTCCTGCTGGTGCTGTATCTGCTGTTGGTACACCATATAATACTGTGTCATTAAATTTGTTATCTACATAATTTGTCATAGCAACGTTTGCTTCATAGACAAACGCCGTAGTTGCGATTGTAGTGTTGGCCGAACCCGGATTCATTGTAACACTGCGTGGTAGGCCTGTTAGCGTAGGACTTGCAATATTTGCTTTTAATACAATATTGCCATCTAATATATCTCTAAAGTTATCTGAGTAACCTTTTAATGCTAAGTTTGCACCTTGTACAAATGCTGTAGTTGCAATACTAACACTATTATCACTGTCTGCTGGTGTAGGTGCTTGTGGATTACCTGTTAGTGTTGGGCTTGCAATGTTTGCTTTTAATACAATGTTTGCATCAACATAACGTTTAGAAGTGATACCGTCCGGTGTTACAGGATCTACACCAACTTCTACATAACCGTTTGTGCCGTCAATATGTAGATAACGTGTTTTTGTGCCGCCTGTGGTAGCATAAAGATCAATATCAGTATTACTAATACTATTCCATAGTACAAGAGTATTAGCAGAATCAATTGTTAAGTTAGCATTATTATATGCGCCAATGGTTACACCACTATTATTTAGAATAGTTAAATTGCCTGTGCCGCTATTATTTTGATTGTTACGGAAATAGTTGGCCGCCGGTTGTGCGCCTAAGTAACTAGCATTGTTAGCAGTGCCCCAAATAGTACCATTGGTACTAGTTGTGGTCATATTATAACCAACTTGAATTGAGGTAAATCCAGAAATACTTACGTTAGGAGTAAATTGGTCTTGACTGATAATTGCGGTACGAGTACCATTTAAGTATATTGATACAACATCATGTGATACAGTGCCGTCTGAAATTTGTTCGTATAAGGCGCCGCTCTTACCACTAGGTGTTGGGTAGCCCGGGCCGACTAAAATCCAACCTGCAGCATCATACGGACTTGTGCCATCGTAACAGTATAATTGTTTGTTGATACTATGCCACCAAAAATCACCGCCTATAGTAGTACTAGGTGCTGTTGATGAATATGTAGCACTACCTACGTTTTTCCAAGCACTACCTGTGTATACTTTAACTAACTTGTTACCACTATCATACCAAATTTGTCCAGTGTTAGGATTATTAGGGCTTACATTGTTACTAAAATTAACAAGTAATGCTACTAAATCTTCTGCTATGATTTCACCATAACCGCTGTAGTTACGACCTACTAAGGTTAAACTAGATGCCGAAGTATCTATAGTTCCATCTAAGATTGTTGTTAGTAGTTGTCCATCTGGTAAATTTACAATGTATGACATTTTATTATCCTAATTATGCTGTCAAGTTAGTTAGAGTTTGTACTCGAACTGTATATTCTATTTGTATTAAACGATTCAACGCTTTTTGCACCGGGCTAAAAATCACGTGTGTTAATAATGGCAAGCCGGCTCCTAAACCGCTTGCACCTGGTATGTGGCCAAATAAGCCTAGTTCATCAAATACATAGTCACCGGACAATGTTTGACTATTATCAAATACTGCTTGCCCACTAGGCTCGCCGTAGTCTAATAAACAACTAACCACAATATCAGTATACTTTAATCCAGGAGTATGATTTACAATCATTTTATTGTTCGCAGGATCAGTATTTGCTGCATTTGTGTCATCTACAATTTTATAGTATGTAGGATTATACAAGTCAGCATTAGCCACATTAGTATTTGTTGGCAGATACGTAATAACACCGGTTGGGTCAACGGTAGTTCCCCCGTTACCAAAGTGCATCTCAGTAATAAAGTTTTGACTTTTATTTGCAGCATTTTGCGCCAAACATACTGAGAAATTTTCATAGTGGATAGCATTAGTTTTATCAACAAATACTTCTTTGGTGATAGGATCAAAAATCTTAACCATACCAATAATGTCTAAGTTCATCGTTGATTTCATACTATGCTCGTCCGTCCATAAAAACTTCTTTTGTCTCTGGGTCAAATATTTTAATATGCCCTTGTATATGTATACCGCCACGCTCGTCGGGTTGTTTTTGAGGTTGTGTTTCCACTTTCTCTTCTTGTTTATTTGTATCCATATTCTTATTTATCTTATCCATAATCTACAATTATTTAAGCTGTTATAGTACCCGTGGCTGACGCAAACGGTATTAGCCCGTAAATGCTGTTAAATGTAGTAGTACATCTAACTTGATATCCTATTGGTCCTGTTGGGTACCATGCGTGCGCAGGATCATTTAAGTTAACTAAACTTAAGGTGTTATTTGTACCTTGAGCAAACTGTATTCCATCAATATAAGTCCAGCTATCAGTAATTACATTCCAAGTAATACCGTCAGCAGACCATTCCCATGTATACTTCATTGTTCTGCTGGACGCAGGTAGTAGGCTTTCAGTGGCTGAACTAGTAACAACTACACCAAATACATCAGAAATTGTTACGTTAGATGCAAATCTTGCTGTGCTTGCGTTTACTGCTAGGCTCCAGTTAGTAACCGGTGTATTGATTACATAAGTATAGATGTTTGTTGGGTCATATGATGGCCAATCTTTTATAAACATTGCTGCACTAGTTGTTGAACCAACTAATCCATTGCCTTCTAATATATTTCCTCCAGTTCCTGAATTGTAAAGTACATTAGCATTTACCATTAAATTACCGTATACTGTATCTGGTAATGTTTGGTTAGGACTAGCATCAGTTACCCGTACACCCACTGGATATAATACATTAGCACCGGTACCTTGGGTACCGCGGCGTATTTGGCCAAGTACATTTGTACCAGGTAAGTAGCTGATGTTTGCAGTACTTACATAGTTCCAACTATTAGCATTAACGTTACCAGTAACAATATAGTTATTACCTGCATAGTTAATTGCAGTGCCCGCAGCGTATGCTGTATTAGCTGACCATACCACAGGAGTATAGATATTTTTTTTGTAATACGTGATACGTTCACCGTTAATAAACACTACACCAGGGCGAGCATATAATGGACTAGGTTCAGTTAATAATGTTGCATCTATAACATAAATGTTAGCATCTGTAATACTTAAATTAGTTGATAATTGTGTGGTATTGGCAGTTGAAATCTTCAAATATGCTGGTTCGTTAACCATATTATCAAATATACGATAAGCAGCTACGTTTGCACCAACTTTAGTATAGATACGCATATCTAACGTGTCAAACGTAATACCCGGTACAAGTTCTTCCGGAGCACGGCTATGATATGTATCAATAAATTGACCACCCTGTGTTACTATATCTTCAGGTGCTGTACCCAATGCAATGTTAGCATATAGGCTATACAATGCTTGATCATACACGCTTGTTGATAATAATGCAATACCATCCTTGCTAAATTGTACAGGATCATACGGTGCAATATCATAACTACGTCCAAATAATGGATTTAGCGTAAATGGTACGCTTTGCGTTACTGATGTTGGATATGTTACTCCTGGTACTAATTGTTCTAAGCTGTCATAACGTGCTGTGATAGTTGTATCAGTAGCTAGTGTTACGTTGGTACTTAGTGTAACCTGTGTTACTTTAATTGGGATGCCGCCAAAGCTAATATTAGCCAATGTAAGATTACCACTGATTGTATCTGTTAAGTTAACGCTGTTTGTTGTATAGTTAACACTTACAATAGTGGCTTCAAATCCAATATTAGCACCAGTTACATACTGTCCAACTTGTAGACCCGACATGTTGGTAATATTTTCAATTGCAGTACTGCCTTTGTATAGATTACCATAAAAGTGTCCCAGGCTATTAACTTGTAAATTAATATTACCAATTAGACCCGTTACATAGCCCGCTTGTACACCACTTTCACCAATATACATATTTTTAGCAAGACTGGCTGCATTATACACATAGATAGTGTTTGTGTTAGTGGCTGTATTAGCCATAGTTACCGCAGTTTGTATAGTATCCACCGCCGGCATTACGTTTGCTGGCTCGTAGTAACCAATAATACGGTCGTTAGCATTGCTAAAGTAGCTTGCTGGACATACTGTATAATCACTAGGTATGAACTGTGTTGAGGTTGTGATATTAGAATTTATAAAATACGCTTTACGTAGCATAACATTGCCGTCTTGGAATGCATAGGTAATGATATCACCGCTACTTACACGACCATTAGCATCAAACTGTGTTTGAATGTAGGTAGTATTAGCTGTCCACACCTTGACATTACTTGTATAGTTAATACGGTCAAATTTAAGTGTGCTGTTAAATGAACGCACTACAGGGTTTTTCATTACTGCATACGCAGTAGCAACGGTACCTGCATTTATACTTGTATATCCGAAGCTAATTGCAGTGCCGGTAAATGAGGAAATATTAGCCGACGACATGGTAATTTGACTGTTTGCACTGTCAATTGCCGCAATCACTGTGGTTGCATCAAATGCTGTGTTTGCGCTCATTCCAGTGAATAAACCAGCAGTTGAATTAATAGTGTATGTGGATGATATTAAGTTTACATTGCCACCAATAACTACAATATTACCTACTACAGAACCATTTACAATTACAGTTGGGGTTGTGGTGTAGCCTGAGCCACTGTTTGTCACTGTAATAGAAATTAAACTACCCGAATTACCATCAAGAGTTGCAGTGGCCGTGGCACCGTTTCCATTACCGTCAGTGCTGATAATAGTTATCGCAGGTGGAAGGATGTATCCTTTACCGGCATTTTCAATTCTAATGCCATCTACTACAAGATTTCTATTATTGTACCATTGGTTATACGGCCATGTTTGCCATGTTGCTGAATCCTTGGCCACATACGGTGCTTCTCCGCTCGGACTACGGAACATTGATGTAAGACCAAATGTATCATAGTAAGCCGGTAAGTCAAAGTCTGTAATATCGCCGCCAAAAGTGTCATTGCCTGTATAATCTAATAGATATTCACGTATCTTAGTACGGTACGGTTTAACTTCTTCAATGTAATTTTGATAGTATGTTTGGTTATCAACTACATAGCTCGGGAACTGACTTAGAGTTCTTAGTTTATGTGTGATACTAATAAAGCTAGATTTAAATAACCAATCTACATAAGTTTGTTCAGTTAATAGATAGTTAATCATTACAAAGAACAAGTTATTAAATTCACCTTGTAAGGTATTTTTAAAAATGTTATTATATAATGCTTGTACAATCGAACGAATTTCTTTGTTAGGATTTTGATCGTATCTGTTGCTATCAAAATCTTGATTACCAAACCCTAAATTATTATCTACATAATTACCTAGTGTAGTATCTAATTGTACTGTACCGTTTTGGATGCCTACTACACCCAATCCACCGCCAACCTCAACTACTACTAGTTGCCATGTATTATTACCTGTAGCGTTGCGAATATAAATTACACTGCCGGCAATTGCTTGTAATGCAAGTGCATTAACTGTAGTTTCTACGCTAAAGTCTGGTTTAGTTGAAGCACTATATCCTGTAGCATACCAGTCAGCATATGACCAATAGATACTTGTTTTATAACTTTGTACTCTGGTGATCAGCCAACTCTTACTATCTGTTAATGTATATAAAACCCACAATCCGTTTTGTGATGTATCGTTTTTAACTAGTACACGGTATCCCGGTGATAACGGCAATGTGTCTATATACTCTAACTCAACTTCTGTCGACACTGCTTGATCATATTCACCTAATTTAAAATTAGGCTCTGCTTCTTGAGCATTTAATCCGGTTAAGTCAAATTGTTCAGCAATAGGATTAATAGCAAAAATATCATTAACATATTGAATCATTTCATTGACTGCTGATAGTCTATCAACAAACATACTTTGGCGTGGACGAATATCAACACCATATCGATCTGCTAAACTCAATGTTGGATCAGGCACCGTTGAACCCTGCTGGTCAATCCCTGCTAAACTGTCGACAAACTTGTTAACTAATTTAGTCGGAATCGGATTATTAGGATTACCTTTTTGTATTAACTCGTATTCACTGTGAATCAAATCAGTGTTAATTTCTAATTGATGATCTAAGTGAACAATGGTATTATCGGAACTTAGGTAAGTAGCAACATTGTAGAATACAATAGCATTACTGCGTATCATAGCCGCATAAGGAATACCTTGTGATTTAGGATTTGCAATATAATCTACGATTGCCTTCACTGGCAAGGTACGGCTCGGTATCGTGTCATCTAAATGAGTTTGATCGTATACCCAGAAAAAATACCTAGTAGTAATAATGCCTGTTGTCTGATCAACCGTAATTATTTCAACATACGCACTATCGTCTTCATGTTTAGGTATGCCCTGTAATGCTCCATTAGTGTTAACATATTGGCTTGGTAATACTGTGCTTTCTATCCATTCATACACATTAATCGAACTTCCTGGGAACAACTCACCCCAATGTAGACTACGATAGGTTAGTGAATCTTGTTCGTAATCAATAAAGCGAACAGTACTTAAATCCCACCAAACTTTTCCTACTTGTTTGTCACTCCAGTAGACACTAGAATTAATATCAGCTTCTGAGTTATATCCTTTATTATAAACAGCAGGATCGTATTCTGTCTTAAATGAAATATTTTCTTCTGCTTGTCCTAATATGCGCCCTTTAGCTGGATCAACAAATTGTAAATTTTCTTCAATTAAATTAGTTTGACTACTGTATAGGTACGCACGAGTTACACTATCTAAATCAACTTTAGGAGATTGATAACGTATTAGTCCCCAGCCCCTAGCCATCGTAGGGTTACTAAACACATAGATACTACCGGATTTAGCAGGTGCACCCGCTGGTGCCATAAATGGTGCTGCAATAGTAATATATGCCCCTTCAATATCTAATGCATATCCAAATTGACCGCCGGGAATTAATATACCCGGGTCTAATTGTTGTGCAAATGCATATCGTCCCGGATCCTCTACATCATCACGTGGATCGTCATATAATTCGTAAATGTAAACACTACCACTACCTGGTATTCTATCATGTAGTCTAGTAGACGCCGCGTCAAATACAGTTCCGTTGGTCGTAGTACTCACATCAATGGTTGTAAGTTCTTTAGTAGTGCCTCGAGCACTACCAATCACTAGCATGTATGCATTTGCTGCTAGTTTAACTTTTGTACCAAAATATTCACCAGGTAACCCGTAAGGATTAACAATAATCTGCATGAATGCAAATACAATCATTTCAGATTCTGCAAGTACACCTGCACTACTAGAATTCGTAATGCCTGAAAGTATACGTAGTTGGTCTTTGGCAACTTTAACATCTGAGTCTAAACGTAAATATCCGTTTTCATTTGTGGCTGTTACTCCTAAAATGTTAGCGTCATTTACATCTTGTACAAATTCGTCTAAGGTAGTTAACCTAACTGCAACATTTGATGCAGTCCACGAGTTATTAATTGCTACGTTTGCACCTGTTGAGAATACGTAGGCGTTTTGATATCCTGAAACTTTAACAATGTCACCTGTAGTACTTTCTGTCACTCGCACGTTAGCGCCAGTGCTTGGTTGTGTGATCCAATCTCCAGTACTTACAGTTACGTTGCCTGTTAGGCCTAGACTAATACGAACTTCAAAATTGTTTAAACGAATTGTATCAACTGGATTAAATGTTGGGTTTAGTACATAGCCCGTGTCAGTACCATACAATCTACCGCGGTTATGGAATTTCCATACGGCACCACTGTTATATTCTGTACCGTTATCATAATATGGTGCACCAATGTAAATCGCACAGTTATTACTACAAATTGTTAAGCTCGTACCGAACGCAGCGTTTGCCTGAATTGCAGCTAAGCCGCCTGTTAAACTATCTACACCGATTAGGCGTTCTAGGTAGTTAAATTTATTAACCTCAACAAGAATAACCTGGCCAATTGCAGGCGGATTAGTAAATCTGATTGTATTAGTACCTACTACTGTATATTGTATATTTTCAATACCGTCAATGGTAACTTTATGTACAGTTGCAATGATATTTTCAGTGTTATAGTCTTGGCCACCTGTACCAGCTACTGCATCAGTAACTGAATTAAATGCTTCAATAACACGATCGTATACATAAACTGCACCAGCACCCAATTGAAGTATACCGTTGATATCTTCAACGGTATCGCCGGGGGCACCAACAGCTACCTGTGCACCATCAAAACTTGAGGAAATAGCATATCCAAACTGTGCCCAACTGTTACCAGTAGGAACAGTTAATTTTTGTACCAAGGCATAGTAAGGGCGTTGCGTAATAGTAACGGTCGTTGCAGAAATATTAGCATTGCTGGCAATATTACCGTTGTTGATAAATCTAACGGTACGTGTGCTGTAATCGAATACATAGTCAATATTAGGTATAAATGTTTTATCTAAACTAGTAACTAATAAACTACTAGCATCACTACCCGAAGTAAAGTCTGGTGTAAATGAGTTTATCTGAATACTGCTCACTGCGGCATTGCTTCTTAGGTCGGTTGGATAAACACCATATGATACTAAGTTACCACTACTTAAAACACTAATGTTAGCAAGTATAGTTAAGTTGGCATCAATTACCACATTACCGTCTGTGCCTGTTGTTACTTTTACAAAGTTTGTAATGTTATCAACAACAATTTCTGTGCTAGAAACTACACTAAGAACAGAAGTTCTTGCGCCAGTATTAGCCTGTATTAATACGTCAGTTGGGTTAACTGAAATAGGACTGTTTAGGTATACAGTATTTTTGTTATTAACAGAAGTAAGCTGTGTTTGTACTGGAACATAACGTTTTAATCCGTATGCATAAACACTGTTATTACCCGGAGCACTGATGTATAACCACTCACCGTCTTGATTAAATGCCATACTGTAACCGAATTGGTCACCAGTAACATTACTTACAAGAATTTGACTACGATCAAACGAGTAGCTTGATAAGGTTTTGTCATAGATATACACGTATCCGTTTCCTGACCAGCTACTCGGAGCACCGATTGCTACTTTAGTATTACCAGCAGCTGTAGTTGCTAGATCAACTGAATGACCGTATGCATAGGTATTTGCGGCTGTTGGGGTCAATATGAGACCTTGATCAAATTCGCCTGCATAGTTTTTAAGGAACGTATTTACATAACCAATGCGTGTAGTAGATGATATAAATTTAGCGCCAGTGTCTATAGAAAGTATAGATAAGTTACCAGTTGAGTCAAACGTAAAATTATTATTGTATTGACCAGCATATATGTTTCCACCTAGGTTGCTAACTAAAGTTAAGTTAGCACCAGACGAAACCTGTTCGATATAAGCACCAACATTGGCGTTTAAATAGCCTGTTGTGGTAAATTGAATTTGTCCTTGTTGTGCTGCTCCGGCAACGATAATCAAACCGTCTGACGACATTTTTACTGAAGTCCCAAATCCGTCATTGGGCACATATTCACTACCGCCTTTAATTACCTCTTGATCCAGGCCCCACGGCGTTTGTTTTTCATATACCTTCCATGTGCCGCTAGGTTGTGTGCCAAATGGTTGACCTTGTACTGCGGTGGTTTCTGCATCTATGTCAATCCAAATCTTATCTCCAACTTTCCAGCCGTTGGGTGGATTTAACAACCCGTACACACGACTTTCTTCCATGTATTTAAAGCGCATGCTATCTAAACGGAATAACATACCACTACCTGTTTGTGTAGTTAAGTTACCTAGGTTAGTAATATCGCCTGTATATCTTACCAAAAGACTCGATGCACCAGTTACACGTAGTACTTGATAGAAGCCGTTGTAGGCCGCGTCAAAATTCTTAACTAAGAATATATCATATTTAGAAAGGCCGTGTGGATTATCTGTAGTAAATGTAATATATCCATTCAGACTATTTGTCACTGCGGTGATCTGATTATTAGTTTCTGTTACGCGAAATACATTCCAATCTTGCGTAAAGTCTTTAGCTACCCAAATTAGATAACCACTGCCCATATCTGCAATCTTATTATCCAAGTCAACATAATTTGTTAAGTCAAAAATTTGCAAATCTACGTCGTCAATATTTACATATCCTGCTGTAGGAATATCATTGTCATAGTCACTATTTTCAGTTCTGTTCAAAGCAACATTAGCAGAGTATGCACCATATGATTTATGCAATTGTGTACTATTGAATATAGTAACCCCATTGGCTAAATTATTATCGGCAGCGTCTACAAAACTCGCCACACTAGGGTTTACCCCAAATGCTTTTTCATCTAAGGCAATTTCAACAAACGGATTGCTAGTCAGTGCACCGTATTCACCAACACGCACTGCCCACTCTTCATATAGTGCAATGTTGCTAGTTAGGTTATTAATAGTTGCTTTGGTAAACGCATCAACTGCATTCTTAGTACCTTTTTGCGCTACGTAACCTTTGTAGAATTCAATTTGTGTTGTTTCTGTTAGACCTAAATCACTAAGGTATTGACGTTCTCTAAAGCCAATAAGTGCATGACTGTAGGCCATTTGATTTTTGTTACGTATCTTAGCGTAACTATCATAAAATGATTGACTTTCTACAGCAATTGTGCTAAAATTAGGCAGTAGGCCTGTTTGTATTTCGTTCTTGCCTAACACCTGCCAGTTTTGGAACTGAAATGTTCCATTAGCGGGGATATCTCGAAGAGCAGTATAATATTGACTCTTGTATTGTACCAGATCACCTTTAAGATAATCTTGGCCTTGGTACCAGGCATCTACTACGCCGCTGTTATATATGTAACCTTCTGGGCTTAGACTACCGTCCCAATCTGCGGTGCGCTGACCAATTAGTTTTAAACGGAACTGGCGGTTACCACTACTTGGTTGGTAGATAACGTCATTGAACACTGTGGTATTATCAAAAATTAGCGTATGTTCGTATTGCACCAATGAAACTTTTACATAACCGATAACACTGGCCTCATCTTGCAGCTCTAATTTGAACTCTGTAGGTGTTCTATAAACTGCATAATTGTTATTCTTAATAAGATTAAAGTTTTGGTCAACAACTCTACTACCGTATTGACTATCTTCGATGCCTTCTGTCACCGCACCGCTGGTAATGGCATTTAATGTGTTCGATACTGGACTTACTACTAAAATACTGCCCGCTTTCCATCCTTGTTGAGCCCAGTATAAGAATTCACGTGCGCTTAACCGCCAGTTTTTGATTTCATTTAATTGGGGATCAGTATCTGTAAATGTCCATCCTTGTGCTATTAGATAACGTTCGTAGCTGATCATAAAATCAACTACCTGTTGTTGCGTATTAAATTCATAACCGTAGGGTACATTCATTAATAGATTTTGATAATCATTATAGATGGTAGCTGTACTGTTCAGTACTTTAATTTTACTAGCATTATTGTTTATAATACTTGGAATGATTGTAAAGTAACTATTAAACAAATCATAGCCGCGCATACTATAACCATTATTTGTTTTTTCAATAATTAACGCACTGTAAATGATTTCATCCATGGCCACTGGTTTTTCATTTAGGAATACTTTATAGTTTTCATTAGGTATAAGAATACTATCATTGGTACTTGTTGGACTGACTTGTTCGGCTAATACTTCTAGATATTTTTGATCTGTAAATCCGCTTACCTTATAGGTTAAATTAACTTGAAAGTTTTGTACCAGCGGCAGTAGATATTTTGCCGGGCTGACGCCTTGGTTGATCAAATATTCAGTAATCCAGTTAATATAGCCTGCGCCGCGATAAACTGTACCAGCACTGGTATTACCATTATAGTCAACTGCAGACTGTGTAATCTGTCTATTTGTACTATCTTCAAGGTATTGAGTAATTTCTGTTGTAATACCCTGCACATCAGTTGAGAAAGTGTATAGTGCATTTAACGGAGTATATGAGTTTACGTCAATTAATGTACCAAAATACTTAGCTGGTTTTAATAACGCCAAGGCCTGTTGGGCGGCGAATGGAAAGTCGCTGCTCGTACGCCAGGCAAATTCCACAGGACCTTGTTGGCCAATAGCCCAGGCTGCGCCTGCTTGTTTGCTGTTAAATGTACGACATAACAATTGTGCCACACTGATTAAGTTACCGTTTTCATCTACTGGAATAAAATCTGACAGGCCAGGGCGTACATAATGTGGGTCAATGCCTTGACGATCACCGTAACGGATGTATCCTGCTTCTAAATCGTCCCATAGAACTTTATTGCCGCCAGTAAATGGTGCAGGACCATAGAAGCCTTGCCACCAGTCTGGTTGACTAGGAAATCCTAACATTTCCCAAGGTGTTAAATGCGGACGAATTGTATCATAGAAATACATATAACATGCACGCCAACTACCCGGCAACAATTCACCATTTACACGATCGCGACTTGAACTGTAGTTCCAAGTGAACGGATCATTGGGGTCAAAAGTATCATTAATAGTATAATCAAGTTTGTTGTTACCAACCCAGTTTAAGAAACTTTGACTTCGCACTTGGTTTGCATCTGCTAATGTATAATCGCTACTTCTAAATTTACCCGGAACTACACTAAAGATCTCGCTAAATGTAGTATTTGCAGATAATTTAATATTGTTATAGATACGTAGTTCTAATTCAAGTAAGAAGCTATCGCGATAGTCACCGAAACTTGGAGTAATACTACCATCGTGGCCACGAATAACAGTTGTAGATGTTCTATAAGTGTCATCTACAAAAATCTCAGGAGTGTATCTCGGCCATAGTCCTAACTTAGACGGAGTTTCTGGAATATAGTTACCATCAGTGTTACTATACTCAACAATTTTAATAATGTCGCCAACTGCCAACGCAATAGTAAAATCGATACTTGGCGTATCTGTTCTAAAGGTGTAGTCGAGCCCTTTAATAAGCTGCTGATCATTTAAATAAACCAACACAGCTTGATTGCTTAGTTTTGTATCACTAAAAATATTTGTAATTTCGTAATTTGTCTGCAACGGATCAAATACTTCAAAGCCGTCGATTGCTCCTATTTGTCCAACAATATTTTTTAACGGACCGTAAGGTACCATGTCACTATAATACCAAGGGAATGATTTATTTTTAACAATATTAATTCTTGTTAAAATCTTATCAACGCTGCCTATAGGATCTGTTGGGTCAATACCTTCAAGACTAGTGCTCAATTCTAAGAATTTGTTTTTAAATTTAGTGTATTCTTGTTGAGTATAACGAACACTGTTAATAAAGTTTGCTTGTTCGTCAATTAAAAATAAACTTGCATAAGGTACAGGGGCACTGTGTTTAAGAATGGTACCGCCCTGTTGCTTAATATCAATATCACGTAGATTACTTTGTGCTAATACATCACCTTCAACAATTGTACTGTTTTGTGCCAATGCTACTAAGTGGTTACGTAGCTGGCCTAGCGTTAAACTATCAATATCAATGTTCTGTGAATTTAAATCTAAATTTTGTGGAACTTGATAAAATGCTGTAGAACTTATTTCGTTACTATAGACTAAAATATCAATTTGATCGTTAATATTTAATGTAGTACTAATAGTGATTTGATTACCAACAATTGTCCAATCGATTGTAGGTTTTAAATATACAAAATTCTGGAATACTTTTACATAAGGAATAGATTGTTCATCGCTTACTGGTGTGATGTCTAAGGTAAACGTATCAGTATAACCGTTGATATTTAGATAATTGTCAGGGTTTGTTGGCTCAGTATAAACAAAGCTGAATAGCTGATATTGTTTGCTTTGCTCTGGAACTGTTAGCCATGTATTTTTTGGATCCAATGTTTGGCTATCTACAATTTTTTGAATGTAGCCTAGATTAACATTACGCGACACAATCGTTCCAGACTCGTCAACGTAACTAAAGGTATCAGTATTAAAAAAGTTTTGGAATTTAATATCACCTTGAGTGGTAAAATTCTTATAACTTAAGTAAAAATTAGTAATAGCATTGCCATTTGCATCATATACAGGTGCAACAGGGCCTCTACTTAACACACTATCAGTAGTTCCTGTAGTTGCTCTATCATATCCAAAGATCTGTGTGCCAATAAATGTACTACGAGTATACTGGCTTAGACTTTTACCTTGAATAACTTCTCCTGTACTTAGATCTAGTCTACTGTCTAAGACATCAAATAATGGGGGTTGTTGTAGATATTCTTTTTGTTGGCTTTGATTCCAATTAACCCCATCAAACCACCATTGGCTACCTTTATATATTCCTAGTTTAACCACTGTGGTATTGTAGGCAATAACATCTCCATCGGCCGCTTTTGTAAGTTCAACATAATAAGGGCCCGATGGTAATTGTAACGAGTTAACGCTATATTGAACTAACGTTAATAGATAAATTTTATTTTTAACTAGCGGGTCAGTATCGTTGCCAAAAATTACACGTAGACCTTCTGGGTAGGCAATATCGCCGTTACTGTCAAACAGCTCAATACCAAATACACTGGTATATATTTTACCTTGTAGGTCAATGAACGCATTTTGAATAGTTGTATCTAATACGTCAATTGGTGCTTTAGCAATACGCCCATCATTGACCAATTGCATATTAGATTCAAATTGTACAATAGGACGTTGGCCACGAATACCATTATTAAAAGTTGGAACAGTGCCATTATAGGCTGCTGTAGCAGTAATTACATCAACATGGAACCATCGATTGCCGCGAGACCATGCATTGCGTTCTTTACTTGCACGATTGATGGTAATGTAGTCGGGGAAATATTCACCTGGATAATTTATTGCTATTTCATCAATATATGCTTCTGGAGTTACTAGCTCGTCAACTGGTACTAATTGTATTCCGCCACCGATATCACCAACTTGTTCAACATAAAATTGACGATTTTGATAGTATGCTGGGGCTACATCATCACCAAATTGCACTTTAAGCCCTGATGTGAATTCAATACCATTAGGACTAGTATAGTTTTGCTGACCTATGATATCAGTCTCTACATCTATTATCCACCCAGCATATTGAATAATTTTAATCGGAGTATAGATATTTGGCGCAACCCCATCTTGAATCCATAATTGATCATTTTGTGAAGTCAATAAAGGAACCGTAGCAAAGAAGCCGTCGTAATCTTTAAAGAATTCTTTGTTAGCATTTGCAATGCCAAGTTTAATATAGATCTTCTCATTAACTGCTACATCTTGAGTATGAACTAGTTTAAGCAACGGGTCGCCAGATGCAATGCTTGTAACTATAGTTCCGGCAGCAATGTCTGTGTACGATGCTGTTACATTCATTACTCCTGTATCGTTGGTTAAGGTAAATTCACTTCCACTAACCGTGTCGCTGATTGTAAATGTTGTTACTGAAGTAACATCTTTAATATAGTAAGTAGTACCTGAAATTATTCCTCCCACTGCTGGGTTTCCAACAAATACCACAGGCATATTTGCTACTAAGCCGGTTGTAGTTGTAACAGTGATCTCGTTGGTACCAGATGCAGTTGCAGACAGTGCGGTTATGACATCTGTACGTTTTATAGTCGCATTAGCCGATACCGTAACAGTGTTAGGAACATAAACATATTCTTGTCCTACAGTTGCGTCATATAATAATGATACTACTTGACTTCCTACTGTTAAACTTGTACCAGCAATAATATTTGCAGCAATAGCAGTATCTAAACGTAATTTTTGACCAATGTCAACATAAACCACACGCCATACGTCATAACGATCTTCTTCAGCAATGACCGCATTGGCATCATACCCCGGAATAATATCGCCGTCATTGTCAACTACTACTGGATTCGTCCAGGCTTCTTCACCTGCATTTGTCCACGTGTTAACATCGACAAATATAGTATATCTGCCGTTTAGTTGACCTGTGATACCTGCATATTGTGGATATGCGGTTAAAAATTGGCTTAATGTTTTATTAGCTACCTGACTGTACGGGATAGGAGTAGCATAGTCTACACTAAACACAGTAGGCATATTGACATAACGATCTTGTGCGTAGGTTTGTGGTACTTTGAATGTTACTATACCGTTATCAGCACCGTTATTTTCTACGCCAAATACATCGCGTGAACTTAAGGTAGGAGTAGCACTAACTACACCGTCTATACCAGTCTCTGTTTGAATCCAAAACGGCACACCCGGTTGGTCAACTACAAACTCATAAACTCCGCCGCGGGCACAAATAATACTGTTATCAACAACACCGTTGTTTCTAAATATATAACGACCGTTAGCAGCATCACGTGTCACGGTGTAGGTAATCGTTAAATCAACCCCGCTAGTGCTTACATCAACAGGATCGGGCCCATCGGGCAACCAGTAGTATTGACTAAAATTAATTAATTTGTCGAAACTAATTTTAGGATCAAACGTATAATAATCTTGTTCAAATAACCGACTGTGATTATTTGTTAGCCCACCGTAATATCCAATTTTATCTAATAGGTCAATATAGTCAGCAACAAAGGTAACATTGTTCTGTTCATCTTGAATTACAACCCCCGGCTCCAACTGGTAATTTTGTCTAGTAGCGTTATATTCAATAACATAACTATCACTAGGTTTATATGTAGGAGCAAATTTACGACCGATATATCCGTAAAGCGTTTCTAAGTTTGGTTCAGTTACTAACTGATCCATTGTAGCAGCTAAGAATTTCTTATTAGCATCACTTTGGAATACGGTAGGTAAAAATTTGTAGGTTTTTCTTGTTGCCATGCTAGTCCCGTCTTTTTGTTAACTTACTATGATTGCACCAGTTTGATTTAATTGTGCCGCAGTAATTGCTGTAATAATTTGTACGTTGTCTACTGTGGCTGCGCTTGTAATAATTTCATTGATGTTAGCATTTACCTGTAATAAACTACCAAATGCATCTGCTTGATTAGCAGGAACAATGATAATGCTAGAAACATTAGGACTTAATTGAACATGTAGATAACTTGCTAGTTCACTAAAGTAAAAAGTTTCGCCGAAGTCCCAGTTTGAAACATCAAAATATGTGTTAATGGCAGCAATTACGCTGGTTTTAATTTCGTTATCACTGATCACTACGTTAGGATTTTTAACGATCTTAAACGTAGCCTGCAGCGTAGGTATTGCCTTGCTACCAAATAAAGGTTTAAACTTAGCTGGATTATAAATGATAGTGTCGCTAATTGCTTTGTAGTTGTCTAAGGTGCTGTAATCAAGTTGCAATTCTTCACTAGTAGGTGCCAGCGGCTGTGCAACTTGTCCAGATGTATCTTGTATCCATGTTAAGTAATCAATTGAATATTGCTGTGTTAATACATACAAGTCGATAATATTATTTGGGCTTGGGTCAATACGTCTGTTATTAGGACTGTTATGACGATATTGGAAGTATAAATCTTGACGACCCAGTTTAGCTGTGTACCCCGTAACTGTGTTAATTGCAAACACTGCACCGCTTACAGTTAATTGATAAAATATATCTAAATTAGGAATGTAAAATAATTGTCCTGTTTGATATAGTGTTTTTGCCTGTTCAATTGCACGCAAGGTATTGTATGATGACACCACGGTGGCATTATCCACAGGAGTTTGAATAACAAAGTTATCGTAACTTACAGTATCTTGAAAGTATACATATTTTTCAGCTGTGTTTACTGTAGGGTTAACAATGAGATCAAACAGTTCGGGATTATCAGGTATGCCGTCATTGTCGCTATCGCTGAATGTTATATAAATTTTATCAATGTTTACATACCCGTCAACTTCAGTAATTGACTTATTGATGTACCATATATAATCTAATGCCAATGGGTTGCTATCATCGGGATTGCTGTTAACTTTTAACACCTTAATTTGATCGTGTACTGTTAAGCCCGTTTTAGCATCAAAAATCTTTGTGGCGCCATCATAGTAGAAATTAGTTTCTAGTACACTTTCAAATACATAATTTAATCCATGATACAATACAGTGTATGTTTTACCTACTGTTTGGAATGCAATAATCCAGCTAGCGTCTTTGGCTTGCCCGCTAGTGTCTCCCGCCCATGTTAGTCCAAAGTCACTGGTTAAGTCTAAGTCTGTTGGTAGTATAATTTTCCAGGTGCCGGTGTCTGTATCGTAGCGTAGACCAAAGTTGGCATACGCTTGTATGTAGCCCACCATTGATTGTACTAATGCGTTAGGGAAATCAACATTAAACACCGCAAATACTTTGTCACCAATAACAGTTTGTGCATTACCGTCTAAGCCAACTGCTGGAATAATTTGATTTAGTGTAACCGGTCCTGCACCACTGGCTAAATTACCTTGCCCACCATTGGTGCCGTCACCTACTACTAATTCAATAGCTGCATATACATAATATTTGTCTCCCGATTTGCTAGGAGTGCCTGTGCGTACATAGTTTTGGCTATCAAAGTAATTGCCTGTACCTGCACTAAATCTAATAATCGCGCCCTGGCGAATGTATTTGTTGCTGTTGGCAACTATATCACCAATTTGTAGGATATTGCCTGCTACGTCAACAAAAAAGCCAGTACAACCGTTGGCAATTGTAGTTGATGTGTGCCAATATACATCTGTCAAAGTAATTAACGGATAGTCAGCGTAGAATAATTGTTGCGTTTCTGTTGCTTGTGCAATAGGAGCAACACGATCATAAATTGTACGATAGATGTCGTTGGTTGTAAAGAAGTCAAAACTAAATGTATCAGTAAAGCTATCACGATATAACATACCATCTTGTGAAAAGATGTTAGTACTTGAATATTTGCCAGTTGCGTCAATGACATCTAAGTAACGACTAACACCAGAACTTGTACGGTTAACTGCTTTTATTTTTAAAATATTACTGAATAGTGTGTAAGGTAAGATATTATAATCTTCACCTGTGATCATACGATTCTGTGTGTAGAATTGTTGTGGAGCCTTTTGTTTAATATCATCTAGACTTTCACGTGTACTTGAATTAGCAATAGTATATTGCAGACTAGCTGAGATATTTAATACCTCAACCCGGCCCGATTGGCTAACATAATTAATAGACATAACTACACCCTGCATTTCATCGGGTGTAATTTTATACTGTAGGCCATTTGATGCTCTATAATATACACGGAAGTTGCCTTGCGGGATATTACTAAATGCACCGTCACCAAATACTAGATCAATTTGATCAGCGGCTTGTGTGTTTACTTGATAGATATTCCGATTTGATGTATTGTTATAGATAACGTTAGTGTTAGCTACAGCAGGAACCTGTGTCCATAGCTGACCCAAAGTTCCGTCACTGTTTACACTGTATAACCAAACGTCACTATTATTGATGTTGTTTACGTTAATATTAAAAATACGGTTAGGGATACTTTCTGCAAAGTTAAAATCACGCGATTGTATAATACCCTGTACAAAGTACAAGAAGTAACCTGTGTTATTGCTACTGTTGCCTAGACCGTCATTTCTGTATAAGAAATTAAACGGTGCTGATACCAATGGGGGTGCTTCGTATATGTAGCTTTCACCTGTACTAGTAGGGCTTACAAATTCAAAGTCCATACTTGTGCCAGCCACTGTGGCTTTAAATGGATAAACTGATAATCTACCAGGTACATAATTTATGTTATATTCTTCTACGTTGATACCTGCAATATTCTGACTACCTGCAGGTTTGCCAATCATTTGATTGCTTTGTAATGCGGCATTTAAAATAATAGTGAATTGTTCTAACCAATTGCTGTTAGCACTGTCTGCCCAATTAACTACTAGTCCGCTTAGATTGATGCCGTTGCTGTCAAACACTGTTTCGGTTGTTGACACACTGTCAAATTTTAAGTAACCTTTGCTATTGATATTACGTTTAGGATTATATGAAATTAATCGTGCTAATTTAAGAACACTGTCACGACGTTGTGCAGTGTCAATAAAGTTTTCACGTGCGTTTAAGTCGCCACGGAAGGCCAATGATTGACCTAAGAAGGCAATCATATCGATTAGTGCAATGAATTCACTTGATTCAATATAGTCGTTGAAGTCTTCTGGGTAGTATAATTGAAGGTAACTAATCATACTAGCACGAATCGTTTCGTAATCGTAGCTTTGGAAGTCGGCGTTACGGAAGGTTTGATAGACTTTTGTCCAGTCCTCTGCAACTAATAAACTCGATTGTCTTGTGGTAATTGCCATACATTATTCCCAATATAATGTATTTATCTTAGAAATAAACTGTGTAGTTAATTACTGTGCAGAAAGAGATTGGGATTCGCCGTTAAAATTTAACAGCATTGTATTGATTTGATTAGTTGGAACGTAGCGCAATTGTAGTTCAATTTGAATACCTTGGTCGTATTCTGTAACTATGATATTATCAAAACTAACACGAGGATCATAACCAGCAACGGCCGATATGTCTGCAATGATCACACTTTTTAAATCTTCTGTGAACGGCTCATACAGTACATTCCAGATAATTGTACCAAAGTTTGGGTTCATCAACTTCTCACCTTTACGGATGTTGAAATGATTTATAATGTCTTGTTTGATTAAGTCAAAGTCAGTCAAGCGGAAATTTTTGCTTGCTCCTAATGTACTAAATCCTTTATAAGTTGCGCCGGCCATATTAATATTTATCCAGCATTGATACTTGGTAGTTTGGGTGCCAGTACGCTGACCGCATACTTGCCTTGGTTAAACAATTCTGCGCCAGGTCCACTACCAGATCTGAATGACAGGGCAGCATCTGAACCCAACTTATGAGCTACACTCATCATTCCTGCTACATCAGCTGGTGTTTGATCAGCCGTAATTGCACCGCTAGACAGTAGGTTAGTGTAATTTTGATTAGTTACTGCTGACATCACACTTTCTTGTTCTGTTTTGTTGCTTAAAAAGCTAGTTGCATCGGTGATACTGTTTTTGTTTGTCCAGCTATTAGGGTTAGTCAATTGATCGTTGCTGGTAACTGTGCTCTTAATATAGCCTTGCTCTTGTAACGCTTTGTAGTCTAATTGATATTTGCCTAGTTTACCATCGCTGCCTGTGGTAGTATAGTCGTTGCCCTGTCCCAACTGTGACATTAAGGCAGTGGTTTCATCTTTAGTCAGCGAACCAGCTGGTGCAACCGCAGGTGGTTGATTACGAATATCTTTAGGAGTAGCTGCGTTTTCTACTCCCGCAGTTGAAGTTGTGTCGCTCTTAGTTGCATCGGTACCCGAGAACGAAGCATTGGGTTGTATACCTGGACTTGTCGGAGTAAATGCCCTGGCTCTAGTACCACGGTCGTAGGGCTCGTGTGTGGGTGCTATTGATACTATAGTTTCTAGTGCGCCGGGTTTACTTGACCACGTACCGCCAGATCCTGTTACCTCGGGCAGTTTACGGGTTTGTATAGGGGTTATAGCTTTTAATGAATCTGTGCCGCCACTATTCTGTTTAATGCTAGCACCCTCAAGTGCAATTATGCCTCCGGCCTTAAGACCTATTTTTGCGGCCGAATCTACTTTAAATGCGCCCACCTTAAATTCAGTACCAGAATTTGCAGTTACATTAAATTTACCCTCAGCAAGAAAATCTATCAAAGGTGTTTCTAATTTTAGACTAGTACCCGCCTTGATATTAATTTTGCCACCTACATCAAGATTAAAGTCGCCGTCAGCATGTATGTCAAATGTACCCTCTGTACGCAAGGCCATGCCTCGTTTGCTATAGGCTAAAATTTTACCATCTTTAGTTAATTCTACCCAGCTAAAACCGTTGGCATGGGCAATATACAGTGACTCGTTGCTGTCGTGCATCAAGATTTGATGACCGCCTGCTGTACGTAATCGAATAAGTTGATCTTCACCAGTAGTGGCACCGTCATCCATTAAGAACACGTGTCCACCTTTGCGTGATTTTACCTCAGTATATTTAGAATTTAATTTACCAGCTTCGAGATCTGGCAAATAACTTGGATCATCTGCAGGGTCATTTACAGGGCGACCTGGGGTACTAATACCAAATACAAAACTAGGACTTTCTCGTTGGCTACTACTTGAAACTGGGCCACGGACAATATCTCTTTCTAAGCCTTGTTTTTGATATATCGAATACTGGTATGTATGTAACGGTTTGTTATTGTTATAAAAGGCGTTGTTAGTAAAATCGCTGGTATATTGATTGAACTCCACAACCGGTACAATATCACCTTCTTGAATTTGTTTACGCTGTCCGGGAGTTAAGCTATTACGATCAACATTTGATGTCCCTGCCAGACCGGGCATCATATAATGACTTAAATGCGGATTAACGCATGCTAATCCGTAACCACGCAACGGATCGCCAGCTACAAAAATTACAATAATCTGCACGCCGATATCTGGTGGAACCATCCACATACCGTAGGTGTGGTGCACTGTACCAAATTTATTTTCTTGGCTAGGGCGATCAGTTGACGATTGTGTCTGACTAGTGTAACCTAAAAATGGACTAGTATAACTAACTGTGCGCCAGTTTTTGGGATCGTCCTCGGGACCGCCTAGGTCTGGGATATAAACTTGTAGTCTGCCGCTGCGAGTTGGGTCTAGGTTATTTTTAATAATACCAATATAAGGATACGGATCAACACGGGTGCCTGCAGCATCTTCACGACGAGCATTCTTAATAACCTTGTTGCCGGCTCTACTATCTATTGCCATATCTTATTATCCTAATATTGTTGCTCTAATATTGTTTGTCCGCCAACAACAATTGATGGGTTAGGACCTCTTGCAGTTGTGTTAAACTGCACACTAGACTGAATTGTTGCATTCATACTAAATCCCAGTGCTGGGATCGAATTTGCTGTATCTACTATCTGTTGATTTAGAGATTTTTGTTGTGCTAGAAGATTTTGTTTTCTTGCCAACAATGTAGCATATTCTTGTGATTTAGCTGCCAGATCTTTTTCACTCAAATCGGCATTGGCTGGATCATCAGCAATCAACTGATCTTCAACTCTAGTAAGTCCTCTATCAGTGGCTCTGTATGAGTTATAAACACTATCGCGTTGTATTACCAGGTCCTTAACTTGTTGTGCTATTACTTTTGCTTTACCTAAGAACTGTGCATTATTATCTGCTTCGGTTGGAACTGGCGGCGGCACTATAGCGGCTGGGGCATTTTGATTATTAATATCGGTTGCAACTCCGGCGGCCCTAACAGCTGCCAAATCTTGTTGTTGTGTAGATGGTGCAGCCTCTGCGTTATTTGCTATAGATACCTCTTGTTCTTGCCCTGGAATTTGATCAACAGCAGTATCAGTTGCTGTAGCAGTATCTGTTGTTGGCGGATTAGGTGCTTGCTGTACTGGAGTTGCAGCCACAGTAGCTGAGCCAGGTCGTTCTGCCGATTGATTGTTATTTCTACTTACATAGTCAAAGGCTACCTGTCTTGGTATTCTAGTCATCGTAAGCTCTTGAGTAAATTGTCCTTTAGTAAATGTGCTAGTTACACTAAGCACTTGGTACAATCCGCTGAACACGCTATTTCTCTCGCCCGCATCATATTTCATAAAGCCTGTGCTATCATCTATGTCTCTAGGGACCTTAAACAACACTTGCACGTATAAACTACCGTCATCCATCACAAGACTGCCGCCATCAGGTAGTAGACGTTTGTCAATTTCTGAACTAACTCTTAAAGAATTTGAAGTGTCTGCACCGTAAAATATATCGTCTTGTTTAATGTAGTCAGGATCACCAATGATAGTCATTTTTACCCTAAGCATATCTGCTTCACTACTACTCATAATACTATCTGCTAGATCAGCTGCACCGACTTCTTTAGCAGTACTTGGATTACCTGTAGCCACTGCTTTAGAGTTTTGCACAACAGGTTTCATTACTAGAGGCATTACCGCGTCATAGTTAATACCTTTAGGCGCATCGCCTCCCGAATAGTTAGGAGCATTTTGAAATTCATAATTTGTAGTAATACTATCGCCTGTAGGATTTTGGCTAGCCATGCTACTTCTATAAGCAGTTTGTTGAGTATAATATAATGTATTAAACACAATATCTAAATGAATGATATCGCTATTCTTTCCTGTAAAGAAATAGTTGTATGCCTTAACTGGTGTAACTACTGTTCCTTGCGGCGCAATATCGCTACGTAAGTTATACATCTTATAAGGCTTAACAGTGTAGGTTACTTCTTTAGCTTGTATTTTTCTTATTTTATCAAAGCCCAACGGTCTAACCTTAGGAATAATTCTAAACCATTTAAGTGGCTTATCTTTCATTGCATCTTTGCGGGCTTTATATTCTTCATTGGATATACCGTCAGGTAATACCAATTGGTCGTGAATATAAGAACTATTACGTATTACATATTCTAATAATTTGTCAATTGTTGTACCATAATTAATACTAAAAATACCCCTACTAGTATCATATGTGTTTTGACTACTGCCAATGTCGGCCATTCTCATACTAACAGCATCTTTGATGTTTTCGTTTTTCTTCATTGGGGTTTCTTTAGGAGTATTACGTTTATCTTCTATAAACGTTGCTGTTCCTAAGATGTCTTGCCCTGTGTCGGGGTCAGGTAAGAATTCAAAACGATATACATCTGCTATGGCTATTTTGCCTGCGTCTTTTAAACCTTTGTAGTAGGCATTGATAGCGGTGCCAAACGAGTCAGCATTAAGTGTTGCAGGTGTGCCTGTGGATGGGGAGGTTGATTCCCGCTGATTAGTGTCAAACTGCTGTATAGCTTGATTAAGGCCGCCAACAGATGTGCCTTCACTGCTCTGAAAGAAATCAACTATAGTTCGTGATGTTACTTCCATGTTAGCTGGCACTGTTACTGTAGTGCTTTCAAATGCAGCATGGCCATACGGTGATGCTCTAAAGTCATATACGGCGCCACGTTCTGTAATCCTAATGCCTAATTTATTGAGTTTAATTGGGAAACGTTTTTGTAATTCCGGAACCGCCCCAGTAATTTCCCCGGCATCGTCAATGGCAAAAAAATCAATCTGTACTAGATAGGGCATGTCAAGATAATTACTACCACCCAAATCTTCAGTAGTTTTGATAATTCTCTCAACCATTGTAAAGCCATACGGCTCTATAATTTCAAAATTGCAGCTAATGGCATTTGTATTGCCCGATTCGTCATTGGGACTTATGATAGTCTTCATACTGAAGTTTTCAAAATAGAAATCCTCAATCCAATTTTTATTACGTTGGAAATTAGCACTATGGCGCCCTGCACTGGCTATAATGACATTTTTAGCCGAGTATTCCTGCGTTACAACTAAATTATCGTATTCTTCATTGGTCATCATGTGTAGACTTAAAGAATAGATATAACTGGCATATCGATGTAGTCTATTAGGTATTGGTGGCGCATTTTGCACTATAAAAATATCGGTGCCGGGAGTTGCTCTATCAACGTTATCTGATTCAGACGGTATTGGTCCGGTCCAAGGCACGCCTGATAAGCTAGGTGCTGCAATTGGGTTTGAGCCCGGAGCCGCCTGGCCGGCTTTGGCACCTTTTAATTGGAAATGAGGTAAATCTTTAAAGTTCTTCCAATTGCCGCCCCACTCTAAACCTAATCCTTCACCAATTTTACCAATTTGTTGCCAGGTAGCTTGTGAAGCATGATATCCACCATTTACAGGAATAACATCAAATGCCTGCCCTGTTTCGTGTATACCCTGGCCACCTTTAAGATTTGTAACAATTTGCCCAGGAGCAGTGCGTCCTTGCGCATATAGTGTATTTTGTTCTGCAGAAGTTCTTAGTGTGCTGGTAAGTTTAATTGGCACCCCTGCGGCAGCACAAGCGTCGATGAGCTGTTGAGCTAGTTTTTGTGTAGCTGGGGTTAGTGACGTTATTCGATTATCCATTGATACTTCTCATTAAAGCCCTAAACTTGCTACTAGATTTTGTTTTTGTGGGATATAGATAGTTACCCCGGGCTCAAAATCATATATAGGGTCTTGAATAACATTGGGGTTTCGTATAGCAAATACCCACCATAGTTTAGGGTCGCCGTATAAGTCGTAGGCTAATAGGTCGGGACGTTGTTTATAGATAACATCAATTTGATATTGTACATCTTTTGGATCAATGGGTATGCTAGGAATTGTAGCCACATCCATAAAAAACCCATAAAAATCTGTTTTTGAATAGGGACTGGCTTTGCCGTAGTTTGTTGCCATTAGATAAATCCTCCTGCACCAGTATCGCTGTTAGCTAGTAAAAACCCCTGTGCAAATTTATTAAGATCAAAGTTGTCAGCAAGATTTTTACGACTGTACATCGGTTGTAATGTTATAGACACCGAACTTCTTGTTGGCAATCGTGATGTTGTAGTAATTGTATTATATTCTGTTTTTGTAGTATTGGCTTTGGCATTGTTGGCTGCTAATTTAGCATCACCTGCTGCAGACCCGGTAGATCCCCAATTTGGCGCATAAATTTCTCCGTTGGGTCCAGTAATACTATTAGTTGCCAAGTCTGGCGTAGTATTATTTGTCACACTTGGTGGCGAAATCTGCGACTCTTGCAGAGTGGTTCTACTAATAGGCACTTGAATATAGTCAACATCATCCGGCAATGTATGTTGGAATGATGTAACCGCACAAGGTATGTGTGGGAAATAGTGACTACCATATCCATCTAAGAACACAATCGGCGGCGGATTACCTACGTTATCACCTTGTCCAAAGAACATCTTAGTAGCACTGCGGAAAAAGTATATTGCGGCCATCAAATACTGCCCGTCGCTGGGGTTTTGTACTGTAAAGTCTCCACTAATCGTAATAGCT